AGCTGATCCTGGAGGCGGGCGCGGTGCATCCGGCGTTCATGCCGACGAATTTCACCGCCCTGGCGCAATGAGGTAGACCATGACTGACGAGCTCAAACTTGTGGTCGGTTCTGGCTTCAGTAATGGGCTCATCCAAGCGTCTTATACCATTTCGGGCTGGACGGAAATCCGCGTCACGCGCGGCATTGAGCGCTGCCCTTCGGATTTCGAAATCGGTCTGACCGAGCTCTATCCCGATGAAGCCAGCGTGATGCCGGTTAAGCCTGGCGATGCCTGTCAGGTGCTGCTGGGAACTGATGTCGTTCTGACGGGTTATATTGACCGCGTCATTCCGTCCGTATCTCCTGATAACCACGCGATTCGAGTGACTGGCCGGGGCATCTGCCAAGACTTAGTGGATTGCGCGGCGGAATGGCCTGGAAGCCAGATCAGCGGAGCCAGCGCGCTGCAGGTCGCCGCCACCTTGGCGCAGCCCTATGGCATTAGCGTGTCGAGTGACATTTCTGGGCAGCGCATCATTCCGCAGTTCAATCTAATGCAGGGCGAAACCGCATGGGAAATTATCGAGCGCATTTGCCGCTTTAGCGCACTGATCGCCTATGAGCAGCCAGACGGCAGTCTTTTTCTGACGCAAGTGTCGTCACCGCCGGCGGCGGCCAGTGGGTTCAAGCTCAGCGTCAATGTCGAGCAAGCCAGCTGTGAGTTCAGTATGGATGGGCGTTACTCCGAATACCTGGCTTTCCTGCAGGCGGTCAATCCGTTCACCGAGGGTGGCGATGGCGGCAACCTGATTGCCACGCAGACTGATATCGGTGTTACGCGCCATCGGCGCCACGTCATTATCGCCGAAGCCTGCTGGGGCGGTCTGGATATCACCCGCCAACGCGCGGTGTGGGAAATGAACCGCCGTATCGCCCGTTCAGGCATCGTGCATCTGGTGACGGATGGTTGGCGTGATTCGGCTGGCGTGCTTTACCAGCCCAACTCGCTGGCGCATCTCGAGCTGCAGCAACTGAAGTTACCCGAGTGCGATTGGCTGATCAGCACGGTGACCTATCATCGTGGCGAGCGCGGCACCACCTGCGAATTAGAACTGATGGCGCCAGCGGCATTTGCGCCTGAGCCGCTGCAACTGCTGCCGGTGTTTATCGACGGCAACGCCATGGGAGGCAGTCACTGATGGAAATTTTGCATCGCCTGGCGCGGCGGATGTTACAGGTGGTCGGGCGCGGGCGGATAGGCGTAGTGAATGACGGGGATGTCATCCAGCGCGTGCAGTTGACCACCAACGCACTGGAAACCATCGATAACATGCTGCGTGTCGCCGAATATGGCTTTGCCAGCAACCCGCCCAGCGGCACGGATGCGGTGGCGGTATTCATTGGCGGCGACCGCTCTGCCGGCTTGATCATTGCGACCAACAACCAGACTTATCGATTAAAGGGGTTGGCCAGCGGTGACGCGGCGATCTACGACAGTCGCGGCCAATCTGTCTGGCTGACCGCCGAAGGTATTGTGGTGAATGGCGCCGGTTTGCCGCTGACGGTGAATAACACGCCGACGGTGACCGTAAACGCTTCGAGTAAGGTCACGCTGAACACCCCTGAGTTAGATGTATCTGGCGCCATCAAGGCCGGGGCGACTATCTCGGCCGCTGGCGATATTACCGACAACAGCGTGAGCAACAGTAAAACGATGGCTCAGATGCGATCAATCTACGACGGCCACAACCACCCTGTAACCGGGGTTCAAAGTGGATCTTCAGCGGTGACCTCTGGCTCACCCAACCAACAAGAATAACCCAACCCGCTTCGGCGGGTTTTTTTATACCCGGAGAGGTGATGCCCGATATCACGACCGTATGGGACGCCGCCAATTTTCGCGGTGACTGGGCGCAGGCGGGCGCGGTCCTACTTGCTGGATCGGATTTGGATACCGCGATCGCGCTCAGTCTGTTTCTCGATCGCCAGGCGGAATCGGGTGACGCCATCCCGGACGGATCCGCCAATCTGCGCGTCTGGTGGGGGAATCCCAACCTGGGTAGCCGCCTCTGGTTGCTGCGCCTCGCGAAACAGACCGATGAAACGCTGCGGCTGGCTTACGACTATATCGCCGAAGCGTTGCAATGGTTGCTTGAGGATGGCGTCGTCGGCCGGTTCGATATCAATGTTCAGTGGGTCCGCGCCGGTGTTCTGGGCGCACTGATCGTCACCTGTCTGCCCGACGGCACGGTGACTAAACATCGCTTTGCCTGGGCTTGGGAAGGAATTAGCTGATGCCATTTCAACGACCGGCACTCTCTGATTTACGTAAAGAAGTTGCTGCCGATATTTCCGCTGCATTACCTGGCGCTGATGCGCTACTGCGCTACAGCAACTTAGGCATCATGGGTGACGTGCAGGCCGGCCTGGCCCACTTGCATTATGGCTACCTCGATTGGATCTCCCAGCAATCTGTGCCGTGGATCTCTACCGATGAATATCTCGCGGCCTGGGCTTCCATGCGCAAGGTCTACCGTAAAGCGGCCCAGGCATGGGTAGGGACGGCAAGTTGGAGTGGGGCCACAACAAAAAACTTGAGTGCTGGCGTGACGGTGTCGCGCGGCGACGGGGTCATGTATACCACGACATCCAGCGGCGCCGTTGGCGCCAATGGGATCGTCACGGTTTCCATCCAATGTAACGATCCTGGCGCTGCGGGAACGTGTGCGCCCGGTACTGTGCTGACACTTGGCCAATCCATTTCCGGTATTTCCTCGAATGGCTCGGCAGCCTCGACCACGACGGTTGGGGTTGATGTTGAGAGCGTCGACGACTTCCGTGCACGCATGTTGGCGGCCTATCAAAGCCAGCCGCAAGGTGGCGCGCAAGATGACTATGTGAGTTGGGCGATGGCGGTTCCAGGCGTGACGCGCGCCTGGGAGGCTCCGAATGGGTTTGGGCCTGGCACGGTGGTTCTGTACACCATGTTCGATAACGCTGAAGCCACTTATAACGGTTTTCCGCAG